TGCTTGACCAAAACCTTGTTGTAATAATTGTGCTTGTAGTGCAGCTCTATTTCTATTGGACGCTGCTCCATATTCTGCTTCAGCTACACCTTGTCTTGCACCACCAAATGCACCTGCTTGATAAGCTGCTTGACCAATTCCCGGTAATCCTTTTTGTGCTTGAATATCATATTCTTGTAAAGTTGCATTTATAACATCCTGTTGATAAGGAGACATATAAGCTTGGTAACCTGTAGGTCCAGTCGCTGCTTGAGCTGCTTGAAGATAAGGTTGGTATGCACCGATTCCAGCTGTTGCCTGTTGAATAGCTTGCTGTTGTAATGGATCCATTCCTGCCACAAATTGTGGTCCATAAATTTTTGATAAATCTGCACCTTTAAAACCACCAACTGCTTGTTGTAATTCTGTTATATATGGTTTAGCTGCTGCTTCTATAAATTCTGGTGGTTGTGTTATTTGTGTTATTACTTCTGCCATTATACTCTCCCGCCTTTTTCTAATTTTTTCATCATATCATACATAAGTTGTGCACCTTTGTTGACATCACCATTACCAGCATTTCTTACAGCATCTGCTGTAAATACGAATTCATTATTAGATAACATCGCTGGAATATCATCTGCCTTTTCTTTTACACCAACTGGAGGAATAAATCCACCACTATCTCTAAGGTCTAATTCCTTAACTCCGGCTTGATTAGTTCTTTGAGGTAAACCCATGATCCCTGAAGCCTGATCCACTACATCACCAAAAGCGTAGCCAATTCTACCACCATTTGCATAACCACCAGCACCTGAAGTATATTCAGCTAAATCTGCTTCTACTAATGCAGGTATTTCGTTTTGGTCATATCCTAATTCTGTATATGCTTTTGTCAATCTTGTTCTAAGTGCATCAACATTTCTTTCACCACCTGTTGTACCTCCTTGATCTTCATAACCAGATAATGCACCCCCTAATAAAGTTCCGGCTGTACCTACTTTTAACATATTACCTAACATTGCATCTTTACCTGATTTTAATCCTAATATGCCACCTAAATTAGTTGGTATATTCCCAAATGCAAATCCACTATTTTGTTTTAAAAATGGTAAGGATTTTCCAAAAAATGAACCACCACCTAATGCATAAGCTCCACCTGCTAATAAAGCTGCTTTACCTAAATCAGATTTCAATATACCTTTAACACCTTTAGTAACTGACTTAACTAAACTTCCTAAGCCATACATTTGTCTCGGCATTTGTCCTCTAGAAATTGTCATTACTCTGACGCTGCTCCTAATGGTGGCATTGCTGCAACCTTAATTTTTAATGATCTTGTAATATGTTCTTTTTGAGTTGAAGTATTTGGATCTGCAATATCAGCTTCCGCTTCTGCATCTGAATTATATTCTATATTAGTTTCTTTATTTCGTAGTACGACTTCAGTTTCACATTTTACAACTGGCACCTTTTTACCATTGATCATTGTATATGCTACTTCTGCTTCTTCTTTAAATGCCATGATATCTCCTATTATGCTCCACCGTTACTAGCAATGTAAACTCTGCTAACTTCTAGTAAAGCTGCTGTTCCACTTATACCAGATATATTTGAAGTTTCAATCCTCAATTCATCTGATTCTTCTAATACTACAGAACCTTTTAAAAGGTTACAAATAGTAGGTCCGGTTATCTCTGCATGAGCTATTAAGTATTGTGTTGTTGCAGAACTATCATAAATATATACTTTTACAGTTTTAGATCCTGATTCATTCGTTATTTGCACCGTTTGAAAAATAGCTCTAGCTTCTGCAGGACAAGTATAAATTGTTTCCGCTGAAGTAGTAGTTGGTGCATAAAATGCATTTTTATATACGTTTGCCATTAATTATCAATGAGTATTAACTCAAATCCTCCTGCTGACGATGATGTAGAATTAGATATCACTTGAAAATCTAAATCTGTTTTTTCTGTTGCTTTGTTTATAGCGTATTTTTTCCAATCTGAAAATCCACCTCTACCTGTTAAAAATTCTTTTACGTTCCACGCTGCATTTGCAACTGTATTATCTCTAGACAATAACCTATATGTTTGTTCTTGATCTTTGGCAGAAGATATATTTATGTTTATAATATATCCAGTTTTTCCTGCCGGTATAGTGTATATAGCCATTAAAGTTTGACCCATTCCATTGGTTGCTCCATTAGTAATTAATCCTCTTGTAGTAGACGTATCTTGATCTCGGACAGTAATAGTTCCTTCGTTTCTTTCAGAACTTCCAGCAGTCACTACTCTTGCTCTAAAAATTCTTAAAAAAGATCCAGTAGTTGTAACAGCAGTTGTGCCATTCATAGTTACTGTCTCTGTTAATAAATTCCAACTAGAATCTAAACCTTGTAACTCAACTGTTCTTGCTCCAGTTCCTGCAGATGTATCATTAGCACTAGAACTTAAAACTTCTAATTGATCCGCTGCACTCATCCAAGGATAAGCATTAGAACCTTCCCAGATACTTTCATAATCACTAGATCCAACGGTTGGATTATAACCAAACTTACTTACATTGGAATAACCAGTAAAATCACCTTTAGCAACAGCAAGATAAAAATCGATATCACTTGATCCTGGTACAGTTGATCCTGTTGTGTTTACATTATTACAAGACACTAACAATCACCTCCATTATTACCACCTTTGAACCAAGCATATCGTTCAGTATCTTCTTTTAATTCTTGTAAGTATGTAGAGTTTAATTGTTCCACAATACCTTGAATAGCTCTATTAATTTGTTTTTGGTTTGATACATCATATTCTTCTTTTGGTTCTGGTATTCTAATATTTATTTTAGTCATTATCTTCTACCATCCGGTTGTATGTCTATTCTAAATGTGCCAAATCTCCATGATTCCGAGATAGCATTATTTTCAATTTTAATATTTACAAAACGTCCTCTAGCTCTGGTATCTTTTTTATTAGTACTTGAGGTAATTGTAAATGGACTTAATGTAGTAACTGTTTCTGATTGTTGAGGATATCTTTTTACAGCTAATGTTATTAAAGCATTTCCTACTAATGATTTAAAATCAGGTACAAAACGTCTAACAGCTAAAAATGTTTCTCCCGAAACAGATGGCCCAGTGGGCTTACCCGTTGAATCAGCTTGTCTTGCCTGTAAGTCAAAGTCGTATGATTTAACAAATGAAGTTACTAATGTAGTTGTTCCATCTGGATTAACTTGATCAGTGCCTACCTCTTGTTCGAATAATACTGTTTGACCTAAACCCGATTGTCCAACAATAACTGGAAATGTTCCGGTATTAGATGAATTAAATTTAGTTGAAAAAGGTTTTGGATATACGGTTGAGTCAATCCAAGTTGTTCTTGATTCTGTTCCTATATACCAAACTCCACCTTTCACTGCTTCACCATAATTAAATACAACGTATTGATCATTATATTCTGAATTGGTTGAAGGATAATACCAAGTTACTTCGGTGAATTGATTATTTAAACCTGCATATACTTGTTGTCCTTTTGTAGTATCTGCTTGATCGTAAACGTAATCTTCAACAGAACATGGCATTGATTTAACAGTACCATCAAACATAAAGAAACCATTAGAAGACATCCAAAATGCCACACCATCTATTTCAACAGCTGCATTTTTACCAATCAATCCGCAGTTAGTACCCACCTGTTCAAAACCAAATGTGAAAGGAGCACCAACAAATTTCATGGTATATAAAGCATTATCAGTCCAAACTAAAATATTTTCTTTTGCTTTTAAAGCACCTACAATTTTAGTACCATCTTGTAATCTCTGTGATCCAGAAGTATTAACTGCAGTTGGAGTATATTCATTAATATTTTCTTGATCAGAAAATCTTATAAACATATCATCTTGAGATGTAGTATCACCAATAATAGTTTCTGTTCCTAAATGAATTAAGTGTCTTGTTGTTGGTGAAACTAAAGTAATCCTGGTTGCTGTTGGATTACTAGTTGTTGCAAATCCTGATGTTGTAGTTGAGGCTCTTGTTGTTAATCTTGCAGCATCTCCTGCATTCCATGTAAATGTTTTTCCGTTTGAAATTGTTGCAACTAATACTTGACCAAAATTACTTAGACTCCAGAGGCCTGGTTCTAGACTCACGTCAGACGCTGAAGCTGCTTCGCCCCAAGCACCACTGCCCCAAGTATCAATACCCCAACCATAACCATAAGACTGTGCAGCCGGACCCACTGGTTCATAAGGTTTAATATCTATACTACCACCTGTACTTACTGTTGCAGTTGCATTAGTAGATTGAGTAATTGTAAATTCTGTTGCAGAAACAATACCTGTTACTTGAAATAATTTATCTTCAAAATCTGCATCAGTATATCCAGTGCCACCAGGTAAAGTTACATTATCTAATAAAACAATATCTCCTGATGATAAATTATGATTAGTTCCTGTTGTAATATTACAAACTGCTGAAGCATTAGTTGTAGCAATTGTTGCTGAAGCTAGGTAGCTTTTAATGGAGTGATGTCATAGAGTTGACCTTCAAAATAAATAAGTAAAAATTTATCTGTACCAATTGCAACGTATCTGTTTCCTGAAATATCAACAAATGCAAATTGTCTTCTTGCTACACCAACAATAGTATCTGTAACTAGTGAAGCCCAACCACCAACTTTTTCTGGTAAACCATATCTAAATCGAACGTTATTACAATCGACCCAACGATACTCAGCTCCAGAATCTGTATTCTGTTTGTCTATTCCTGGTAGAACTTTAAAATCTATTAGAGCCATCTATCAGCCCCTATACGTTATCTTTATATGCCCAGCCTCTAGTTGCATTTACATAGACTAAAGTAAACGCTGCTGTGTTAGTAGAAACAACTAAGTCAGAAGCAGCTCCTAAAATGTTAGAACCATTTCTACCGATTGTTAAATTGTTTGATGCAAGGTTATTACCACTATCTATAAAATGAACTTCATCACCTATGTTTGGTGATACAGGTAAATTAATTGTAACAGGTGCTCCAATACCACTTCCTGATGTATCTACTAAAACTTGATCACCATTAACTGTAGTATAAGTTGCAGCTGGTGTGATATAACCTTTAGTTTGTAATTTACCGGTAATGTTAGTTCCATCAGAGTATAAAACTGTAGTTGAACCTACTGGTAAAGTTAAACCTGTTCCTGAAACTGTTTTCACAGTTAAAGTAAAACTAGAAGAAGATCGATTAGTTGCATCTTCTACAATAAATACTCTTTCAGCAGAGTCCGGCATAGTCACCGTTCTATTTGCAGTTAAAGTACCAGTAAGTTTATAATATAAATTTTTCCCATCTGATGTTGCATAGTTTGCAAGTGATAATGCTACATCACTTGGTCCTACTGCTAAAGATAAATAACCTGAAGCTGCTTGTTCTAAAATTTGTAAGTTAGTATTAGTAATAGTTCCCCATGTACCAGATTTTTCACCTGTGGTTATGAGTTCTAATTTTAAATCATTCGACGTACTTGATGCCATTTATTCTCCTATGGGTTCTCTGGATCAATTGGTATCCATACACCAGTTGCACCTGGAATTATTGGGTTCCAGTTTATCACATTAACTACATTGTTTGCAAGCGCTAATTCTTCACCTGTAACAAGAACAGTTTGACCTAATACTACTTGTACATTACCTGTAGCTAAATCTACTCTTTGTCCAGTAGGTAAAACAATTGATTTACCTTGAATTACAACATTACCTATAGCAAAGTTTAACCTTTGACCATTTAATACAACTTGAACACTGACTCCACCTGGATCGGCGAAAGCTGCTTGTGAAAATGTGGTTGCTCCAAATAACATATTAACTTCCTAATGATGTTTGAATAGGGGTCCATACTTGACTTGCGCCAGGTACAATACCATCCCATTTTTTAACGTTGATACTTGATGTTGCTATATCTAATTCTTGACCTGTAGGTAAAGCGGTTGCTGCTGCAGTAATCGTCACAACTCCAGTTGATAAATTTTGTCTATTTGTTGTAACACTAACTGTAGCATTTGCTTTAGTAGTTACATTACCAATTGTTAAATTAGCTCTTGATCCTGTTACAGAGAAGTTTGCATCTGCAGATATAGTAACGGTTCCTGTAGTAAAATTAGCTCTTGATCCGTTAGGCAAGACTACTGCTGCAGCAGTTGTCGTTACATTTCCTAAAGTTAAATCAAATGCATTACCGGTTACTGGAGCTTGAATATTAACTTTACTTTGAGCAATACCTGTTGCTAAATCAAGACCTGAACCTGTTAATGCAATTAATGCATTTGCAACAATAACAGGATTACCTGTTGTAATATTAACTCGATTACCATTAACAAGAACTGTTGCATCTGCTGCAATAGTTACATTACCAATTGTGAAATTAAATTGTTGACCTGTAACAGCTACATTGGCTTTACCAACAATACCAACTGTTCCAGTATTAAAGTTAAATTGATTACCCGTTAAAGCAGCACTTGCTCCTGCTGCAACACCCACTGTTCCATCTGCTAAATTAAATCGATTACCTGTAACACTAAAATTAGCATCCGCAGCTACACCTACAGTACCTGTTGCTGCATTAATTCTTATTCCTGTTACATTAGCCAGTGCATTTGGATTAAATCCTGGATCTGCAAATGGGGCTGCCGCAAATGAAGTTCCGCCAAAAAACATAATATAAATCCTTATAAAGGATGCAGTGGTGTGGTATGTGGTGGTGCCACTGCACCCATCATAGGGTTATATCATCGTTTAAACCAAGATGGAAGACCTAAATGAGGACGCTTGTCAAACATATTATCTTTAGCGCCTGGAGTTTTACGATTGTTATAATGTAAGAATACTTGTATGCATTCTTGTCCTTTGAATTTTTCTCGCCAATGCTCTAGTTCACAACCAGAATAAACTAACATATCTCCTGGTTTTAAATCTACTTTAATACCTTTTTTATTTATCTCTCCAGATGGTTCTAAATATATTGGCCAGTCATCTCCACCTAAATTCATAGTCGTAGAGATTTCACAACTAAATCGGTCCTTGTGTCTTTTAAGTTCATCACCTTTTTTATAGATTCTTGCATAAGTATATGCAGGATATAATTTTAATCCTGTTGCTTTTTCCATAACAGGTTGACATTTTAATAATAATGTTTCCATTGCTATATCTGAATATGAAGAATAGGTATTTGGAATCTGTTCATCTTGTCCTTCATAGTAACCTAATAAAGTTTCATAGGGAGAAATATATCGTGCTTGACGACAAGTATCTAATACTTGTTTTTTCATAGCAAAATAATTTGCAACAAATGCAGCTAGATCTTTATCTATTGCTTTTCTAATTACTGTATATTTGTTTTTCTTAAACGACATCTTTAGCCATCTCTTTCGGTACAGCTTGAATGTTCCAATGTATAAATCTAAATGGTTCTACACCAAAGTCGACCGCATATTCATGTTCCAAGTACCCTGGAAAGATAATAAGTGTGCCTGGCTTTGGTTTAA